ACAGACTGAGGAGCTTAACTCTTCACAAATTAAAGAAATTTTACTTTCTTTTTATAAAAGTATGGAACAATTTAAAAGATTATACCATAAAGAAATTATTAACCCTTTACAATTTCATATCATGCTTGATAGAATTTGTCAAGAAGCATTTGAAAACATTACAAGTATTGACTCTCTCTCTAACCATAGTGACACATATCCGTACGTTAATGATGACTTAGCTTTTGAGGTACAATCAGGTACCGGACTCGATTTAGTGCCAGTAGAATTAAATAATGAAGATACTGAGCAAAATGTAGCATTTATTGATACACCAAATGATGTTATAGTTTCTATACCTCATCCTATGCAATATACAAAACTTGATTGTTCTCAAAATGTTGATTTAGGTAATTTTCTACAACGTCCTGTACAAATCTTTCAACATGACTGGTCTATAGGAGCTTCTATTGATATGATTACCACAAACTTTAGACCTTGGCATCTATTTTTTAATAAACCCTCCATTAAACGTAAATTGGATAATTATTACTTATTGAGATGTAATCTACATCTCAAATTTGTAATAAATGCTTCGCCATTTTATTATGGAGCTGTTATAGCAGCGTACGAACCATTGATGCAATTTACACCTGCGCCAGTGGTTACCAATGCATCAAAAAATGAAAATGTATCTCTCTCTCAGAGACCACATGTTTATTTGTACCCCGCAAATTCTCAGGGTGGAGAAATTGTATTACCTTTCCTATATCATAAGAATTGGTTAGACGCTACATCTTCTGCGGATTTGACTAACATGGGTGAAATTGCTATGAGTAGTTTTGGAACCCTAAGAAATGCTAATGGTGTTGTGACCGATTCTGTGAGTATTGTAGTATATGCTTGGGCTGAAGATATCGAAATTTCTGGACCAACTATTGAATTGGCAGTTCAGAGTGATGAATATGAGGGTAAAGGAGTTATCTCTAAACCCGCATCAGCTATTGCAAGATCTACTAAAATGTTGAGTAAATTACCAATTATAGGACCTTTTGCGACAGCAACTTCATACGCTGCTGGTGCTGTTGCCGATATAGCATCTTTATTTGGATACACTAACGTTCCCGTTATTGATGATGTTAAAGCCTTTAGAAGTAAACCATATCCCAATATAGCATCCACAGATATTGGTACGCCAGTTGAGAAGTTAACTCTGGACGCAAAGAATGAATTGAGTATCGATCCTAAGATCTCAGGTGCTAATGTTTCTGATGAACTTATGATCAGCGATTTTGTTGGTAGGGAATCATTTTTCTTTGATGCACCATGGTCCAATTCAGATCCTATTGATCATTCATTATTCTTTACTAAAATAACTCCAAACATAATTGTTACTGCAGCGGGTGTCAATGAAACTTTACATTGGCCCACACCATGTGATCATGTCGCACGCTGTTTCAGATATTGGCGTGGGGATATGATATTCCGTTTTAAAATAATTTGCACTAAGTATCATAAAGGTAGAATTAGAGTGAATTGGGACCCTAAAGGTGGAATCGGAACAAATGGTGATTATACGACTGAAGTATATACCAAAATTATCGATATTAGTGCTGAGACTGATGTTGAATTCAGAATTCCATATACACAACAAACTGCATATTTGGAAACAGATCCTGCAGATATTAATCACTTTGCTTCTAGTAGTACCAGTATTACAGGTGTTGGTTCAACTGTTAATGGTATACTCACTCTTCGTGTGTTGAATGCCTTAACTTCACCTATTACTGCAGCTGATATATCCATATTATGTTTTGTAAGGGGTGCAGACAATCTAGAATTTGCTTGTCCTAAGGAATTACCATCAAATAGTTCATATTATAAAGTACAAAGTGAATCTTATGATCTTAAATTAGAGACTATTAATATGGGTGAAACACCATCTACGGTAGACGATAATGTTAATCTCATATATATGGGAGAAACTATACCTACATTACGTCAGCTTATGCGAAGAACATCAGCATATATGCGTATAGTTAATCAACAGGATTGGACAAATGCTTCACAGATGACACATAAAAATGTCATTGGTCGTAGTCCAATATATCCTGGATATGATCCTGCTGGTGTTCATGTTGCTGTAGGATTAACGTCACTTGTCAATGAATCTTATAACTGGGTTAATTGGTCTTACACAACATGGTTTTCACCCTGTTTTGTTGGTGCAAGAGGAGCTTATCACTATACTATCAACCCCTCATTTTCTAGAGATCTTGATACTGTTCGTGTGACTCGAACGTCTAAGACCCACAATGCAGCAACGTATTCCAGTTTCCAAACACGCACTTTAGATAGTGATTTATGGAGATTTACACAAGATTTTGGTTCCACTGCATTTCAACCAAATGGTTTGGAAGGTATGAGTATTACTAATCAAATATCGCAAGCCGGTTTAATGGTTTCAGTACCAATGTATAGTATATATAAATTCTTAGCAACATCTATAGGTTTTCGAACTGAAGGAAATAATTTAGACAATACTGATTTAGACTCTATTACTATTGATACGGTTATGCAAGTTGATATAGATAATGGATCAAAAAATCAGTATAATGATTTATATATGAGTGTGGGTACAGATTTTAGTTTGGTATTTTTTCTTAATGTGCCTACTAGATATGAGTATAACTCCACACCAGTAGCTCCTACCTTTATCTAAATTGCGTCGTCGGAAGACATAAAATTTACTAGTGATAGTATAAATCTTTTTAAAAAGTGATGGTCGATGTCACTTCTCTTATTGTAGAGTTTTTATCCCGTATTGGGATCAAACAAGTTGTATAAAACAACCGGGAAGCAAATACAATTAAGTATTAAACAACTTTGATCCCAATACGGGATAAAAACTCTATATTAAGAGAAGTGACATCGACCATCACTTTTTAGATTTATACTATCACTAGTAAGTTTATTGTCTTCCGACATAAAAGCTTATATATAAGTTGGTGCAACTGGTGTAGCATCATATTCAAAACGATGCGGTACATTAAGAAAGAATACTAAACTAAAGTCAGTACCCGCACTTACATATAAATCATGATATTGATTTTTAGATCCATTATCTATATCAACTTGTAAAGTCGTGTCAATAGTAATTGAATCTGTATCAGTATTATCTAAATTGTTTCCTTCTGTGCGAAAACCTATAGATGTTGATAAAAACTTATATATACTATACATAGGAACTGAAACCATCAATCCAGCTTGTGACATCTGATTAGTAAGACTCATACCTTCTAAACCAGTAGGTTGAAATTCAGTGGAGCCAAAATCTTGCGTGAAACGCCATAAATCACTATCCAAAGTCCTTGTGGCAAAACTAGATAAAGTTGCAGCACTATGAATTTTAGATGTACGACAAACACGTATTGAATCCAATTCTTTAGTAAAAGATGAATTTATAGTATAATGATATGATCCTCTTGCACCTATAAAACAATTAGAAAACCATGTAGTATAAGACCAATTCACCCAATTATATGATTCATTAACAAGAGATAATGCACCAACAGCAACATGTAATCCTGCTGGATCAAATCCTGGATATACTGGACTACGACCAATGACACACTTATGTGTCATTTGAGAAGCATTAGTCCAATCTTGCTGATTAACTATACGCATATATGCCGTTGATCTTCTCATTAATTGACGTAATGTAGGTATTGATTCTCCCATATATATGAGATTAACATTTTCATCAACGGTAGAAGGTGATTCACCCATATTAATAGTATCCAATTTAAGATCATATGATTGACTTTGTACAGTATAAGGTGAAGTATTTGCTGGTAACTCCATTGGACAAGCAAATTCAAGATTATCTGCACCTCTAACGAAACACAGAATGGAAATATCAGCGGTAGCAATAGGTGCCGTCAAGGTATTTAAAACACGAATTGTGAGAATACCATTAGATGATACCCCTACTCCTCCAGTACTAGTACCACTAGAATTGAAGTGATTAGAAGTTACAGTGTCAGTCAATAGATATGCTGTTTGTTGTGTATAAGGCACTCTAAATTCAACATCAGTTTCAGCACTAATATCTATAACTTTAGTGTACACTTCAGTTGTGTAATCACCAAATGTACCAATACCTCCCTTAGGATCCCAATTTATTCGCAATCTCCCTTTGTGAAATCTGGTGCAAATAATTTTGAATCTTAGGATTATATCACCACGCCAATATTTAAAGCATCTTGCTACATGATCACATGGTGTAGGCCAGTGCACACTTTGACTTGGACCAGCTTGAGACGCAACTATATTGGGAGTGATTTTGACAAAGAAAAGAGAATGATCAATAGGATCTGTAGAGCTCCAATCAGTTTTAAAGAAAAATGCTTCTCTACTAACAAAATCACTAATAACAAGTTCATCACTTACATTGGCTCCTGAAATTTTAGGGTCAATACTTAACTCATTTTTCGCATCCAAAGTTAATTTTTCAACTGGAGTTCCAATATCTGTGGAAGCAATATTAGGAAATGGTTTACTACGAAAAGCATGAACATCATCAATAATAGGTACATTAGTGTATCCAAATAAAGATGCTATATCAGCTACAGCACCAGCAGCATATGAAGTGGCAGTAGCAAATGGTCCAATAATGGGTACTTTATTGAGCATATTTGCCGCACGAGCAATGGCTGATGCTGGTCTTGAAACTACTCCTTTACCTTGATATTCATCACTTTGTACAGCCAATTCTATAGTTGGGCCAGAAATTTCAACATCTTCAGCCCACGCATAAACAACTATACTTACAGAATCACCAACCACTCCATTCGCATTCTTTAAAGTTCCAAAACTACTCATAAGCACCTCACCCATATCAGTCAAATCACTTGCTGAAGTAGCATCTAACCAATTTTTATGATATAAAAAAGGTAGTACAATTTCCCCACCTTGGGAATTTGCTGGATATAAATAAACATGAGGACGTTGCGAAAGTGATATATTTTCAAATTGTGAAGATGAAGTCATCACTGGACCGGGTGTAAATTGCATAAGTGGTTCGTATGCAGCCATTGCTGCACCATAATAAAATGGTGAAGCATTAATAACAAATTTTAAATGCAAATTGCATCTTAATAAGTAATAATTATCAAGTTTACGCTTGATGGATGGCTTACTAAAAAATAAGTTCCACGGACGAAAATTTGTTGATAATATACTAATACTATCACCAATAGTCCAATTATGTTGAAAAATTTGTACGGGACGTTCCAAAAAATTTCCCAATTTCACATTTTGAGAACAATCAATTTTAGTATATTGCATAGGATGAGGAATAGATACAATAACATCATTTGGTGTGTCAACAAATGAAACATTCTGTTCAGTATCTTTACCGTCTAATTCGACAGGAGTTAAATCAAGTCCAACATCAGCCTGTACAGAAAACATCAATCCGTCATCAAGACTCGAATATTGTTCGTAATCGTCATGATAACTGCTAACGTTTGCAATATTCGTAGATGCTTCATCAAAAATTTCGCTAAGTCTGACATGAAATTGAAAAGACGTGATAAGATTTTCTTGATATAGATCTTTAAATTGTTCCATATTTTTATAAAAAGAAAGTAAAATTTCTTTAATTTGTGAAG